AAGAAACTTAACCCATTACAGATTGTAGATACTATTGTTGATCTTGTTTGTCATTTTTATGACTCAGGTCATCTTTTATTATCTGGTGATGTTGGTAAGATATTTAAGAATAATGATCTCGCTGAGTATTTTAGAGATGCACAGTTATTATTATCCCAGACTGCTAACCCAGGTGCTATCGTTGAGAAACGAGTGCCTGGAAACCCGCATGGGAGCCTAGTAAATGCTATAAGTGCTGTCGAAAAGATGTTAGCTCGTGGTATAGCCTTACAAGAGGTTACTATCAGAGTACCTAATAGAAACAGCTTTGCAGTTGGAGCCTTATTACGATCGATTTCCGATTTAAAAGGTACACTGAATAAATTAACTATGTACTCTAATTCTATAGGAATTAGACGACCACCATTTACAGTTCTCGTACATTCTACACCCAATGTAGGTAAGTCGAGTGTTATTGGTATTATACAGAAGATCTACCAATCTATAGCTCATAAAGAAGTTAGTGCCGCAGAAGGAGGAAGTTTTATCCTCGTTGGTACTGATAAATATTATAGTGGTTATAATTCAGCTGCATGGTGTGCAGTTCTTGATGATGCTAATGCTATTAGAGACAATATACAACCAGATGCAAAGTTTATGGACTTAATACGTCTTATTAACCCAGTCACTTATGTCTTGCCTATGGCAGATGTAGAGGATAAGGGTAAAACAGTCTTTGCTGCTGAGTTACTAATAGTTACCAGTAATGATGTACAAATGCATGCTCAGGCAATATATTTTGAACCGAGTGCTTTATGGCGCAGATTTCCGTATATTGTAGAGCCAGTTGTAAAAGAAGATTATCAAGATATTTATGGTGCAATTAGTGTAGACGAGGCCCACGATGTCTTTAGTTCTGTGGACGCGTGTCCGTGGAACTTTAAGATAAGGCGTGGTCGTTTGATTGATAATCAATTCAAGAGGGAATATGTTAGACATAGACCCATAACCGCAATTGATGATGGTATTCTTATTAATTATAAGGAGTTCCAACAGTTCATGGCTGATGCTATGCTTAAACACATTGCCAAGGAAGATAATATGGTTAATTCCATTGTTAGATTCCACCAAGGTGAATGGTGTGATGAACATAAATGTCTTAGGAATTTATGTACGGAGCATCCAGAAGAGATACTTGAGCCTATTGAGCTGAAGCTAGATCCAGAATATGATATCTATTACAGTAGGGCTATGTCCTGGCGTGATCAACTCATTGGTTTTACGAAAGAGCATCGCGATGCTATAGCTCTTATTAGTGGAACAACCCTAGCAGGGGTCTTTATCAAGAAATGGATGTCATCGAAAGTTGAAGAATCATTGCATTATGTCAGTGATGAACCAGTTTTAAAAGACACCAAAACTTGGGATTATGATCCCTTCTCTATTACACGAACTTCAGCTAGTGCGAACATGAATGATTTCAGATTCGTCCTAGACAAGAATTTGTATCATATTGAATTGATAGGCCAAGATAATATGTTAGACAGCGCCATTGCACTCCATGTGCAAAATGGTGTCTTTATAACTGTATCACATCTTGTGAATAAGCCACATCAAATTGCTCGACTTAAGAAGTTTCAAACAACTACTAAGAATTTCCGTGAGATAGATATAACTATGTCCTTACGTACTAAAATGAAGATGAAAGATCTTGATTGTATAGTATTTAGGGTCACAGGGAAATTGTTTGGGACAGGTCTTTTAGACTACTTTAGTTTGAAAGCACCCATTAAGTCTCAAGAGTATAAGTTTTACTTTTCTGAATTATCATCGGCGAAGAAACCTCATAGTGGTGCATGGGGATACTCGGATCCAGTTTCTGTTACTTCACCAGTAAGTATGTTTAAAACACATTCAATTAAGAATGAGTTTCCCGCAGAAAATCTTGGTGTTATGGTTAGAGGTATCAACGTATATACAGGACAATGTGGAACACCTCTTGTTAGAGATGTTAACAACCATCCTACTATCGTTGGTATACTATTCGCAAAACAAGATGATTCTCTCTGTGCAGTATGTCCTATCGTTAAGAAGGACCTCGAACGCATGATGCATGCCTGGTTTGGCGGAGTACAAGATAAGAAGCAGGAGAGCTTTATTGAAGTGTCAGGTCAATTTAACCTAGGTCCTCGATTTGGAAACTTAAGTAATCAATCTATCCTTAGATATTTACCACCGGAGGCAAATTTTACAGCATTGGGATCTCTCAATAAGACCCAAAATAGTATGAAGTCAAAAGTGTATAGATGTACCATGTGGGAACCCGAAATCAAGAGATTTTGTCTTGATAATGGGTTTGATGATCCGTATACTACTCATTGTATACCTACTTTTGATAAACCAATGATTGGAGGTAACTCCAATCCGACACGACCTCATTATGTTAGTCTCCTACAAATTACTCAGAAGAAGGCAGTTATACCGTTGCGTTTATTGGACGCTGCGATCCATGATTATTTAACCTTTGATTTACCAGCTAAG